AGGCGGTTCTGGTGCGGTGGGTCACGGCATGTTTAGTTCCGGTTAGGTCTGGTGAGGCGGTTGAGGTGTGGAAAGTTGCGATAAGGACGGTTTGGTCTGGCAAGTTTAGTCGGTTCTGGTAGGTCAGGTCTGATAGGTTTAGGCTGGTGGGTCAAGGCGGTTCTGGTAGGGCAAGTTGCGTCCGGTTAAGTTGAGGCCTGTCCCGGCGGGGCGGTCAAACCAGTAAAATTGTTCGTGTGAAAAAAAGGAGGGCAAAATGGCCTATTTTTCAAAGAAGACTAAACAGAGGATCATTGATGATTATCTGAATGTAACAGGGAACAACATGTTCGTTCCCGATGAGTTCGTAGTTTGGCTCGCTGATCATCCAGAGCATGAAGCATATAATGCTTTTCATGGGCGTGACGAAGAGTTGCTACATGCAGCAAAGCTGGATCTGGCGCGAAGGTTCGCATCTGGACTACGCATCGTTGCCAAGACTGAGGTGATCGAAAGCGAAGTTCGCCACATCAAGGTTACTGAGTACCCGGCGTACATCTCTCCGGTCACAACAAGGCGTCAGGGCGGGGGCTATGAGCCTTTTGACCCCGATAGTGAGGAATCACAGGCCGAATTGCGACATCAGGCTGGTGTGCAGCTTGCAGCGTGGCTTAACCGCTACCGTGGTGCCGCTGAACACATTGGGCTGGACATGACACCAATTGAACGCATGGCAGAAACGCTGCGCGATGATCAAGTGGAGGCCGCTGAGTAGAACAAGGGGCGTGGTATACCTTTCTGGGCGAGGAGCATTAGGTTTGTCCTCGTCCTAGCCTCCCGATGGCGGAACACAACGCCGTGGATCCCTAAATTGAATGCTACCCTAGTTAATTCATTGAGCAGCAATCATGGGCAAAGACAGGCCGCGCATAATAAACAAACTGTCTAATCCACGGAACACCTAAATTATGCCAGTTCTGGATTTGTTCTGGTTTTGGTTTGCAGGTTTAAAAAACCAAAGTTGGTACCCCAAAGTTGATAAAGTTGTTTGTTATCAAGGGGTTAAGAGGTTTTGGTTTGGGTTTGCAATGATAGCAAAAACAAAGTAAAATAGGGGTCGTAAGTCATTGAAAAGGTTCAAACTTTGTGGTTTGGTTTTTTCACCCTATTACATAGGGGTATAGGTATATAAACCTATACCCTGTAGCATGGTGGTCAGCGCCGCAAAAATGGAGGTAAATGTGGACCAGAGTAATTGTTCTTATTGTGGGGAGCGTAAAGGCTATATCGTACTGTCTGGTAAGCAGTGGTGCGAAGTGTGTTGGGAAGATGCACAGAACAATTTCAATCAAAACTATGAAGAGTTGCTAGAGCGTAGGTATCTGATCAAAGGCATGCAAGATGCAGGTTGGCATATCACCAAGAACGGCAACATGTATTATCCAGATGATGAACACAGCAACGTGTTCCATATAAGCTACTAGGAGGGCAGTATGCCAAAGGTCGGAGAGGATCTGCCAAAGGAACAGCGAGAAGCTGGCCTGAAGCGCCTGAAGCCACAACAACAACAGTTTCTGGATTACTATCTACACAAGGATATGACGCAGACAGAAGCAGCGCGACAAGCGAAGTACAAAAACCCAACGGTGCAAGCCGTGAGGCTGTTGCGTAATCCAGTGGTGCAAGAACGCCTGCAAGAGATGAGGCTGGAGGCGCAAGCAAGGTTCGGGGTGACGGTAGACAAGTCAGTTCGGGATCTTAAAAAGCTGCGGGATCAAGCGTGGGAGATGGGCAAATTTAGCGAAGCTATTCGGGCTGAAGAGCTGCGATTGAAGGCTGCGGGACTACTTATCAACAAGCAGCACGTTCTCAAAGAGGACATCACAGCGTCCACAAAAGAAGAAATCGCGCAGAAACTGGAGGATTTTAAGCGGCTCGCAGAGGGCCGTATGCGTAACGTAACACCAGATGTGGAAGCAATAGAGCATGATCCACAAGATATAGTGTCGGATAACTGAGAGTTCGTTAACTCCCCTCGTGCGCCTTGGGCGGGGGGAGGAGGCGGAGTCTGGGGGTTCCAGTAGAATTGTTCGGGTTCGGGATGGTCTTCGGGGTTCGGGCTTCGGGTTCGGGCTTGACTCGGCCTTCGGGGTCGGGCCATGATCGGGCTTCCTCCCTAGAGAACCTGCCCCGGTGGCTATGCTGCCGGGGATTTTTTTGTTCGGGGTCTTCGGGCTTCGGGAAAACCCGTACAATTGTTCGGGTCCAACCCCGGTGTTATGTGTGCCAGTTGTGTTAGTCGCCAATGCTTTGTCCAACTGCTGTGTTATTACTACCAGTTGTAACCAACTGCTGTGTTTTGTGTGCCAGTGGCAAAACCAGTACAATTGTTCGTCTTGCGTATAGACAGCAGAGGCAATCTCGGCGTTGGGGAAACAAGAAGAAGCTGTTGAGGATAATCTGTATGATAAAAAAAATATTATTTTCTTGTTGACCAACCTGGCAATGATTGCTATATATAATAGGTAAGTTAAACAAAGAAGGGTAAAAACAATGGAAAAGAGAATCGAACAAGATATTGTAAAAGGCATGAGTGTAGACGCAATTATTGGCAAGTATGCCAACAAGAGACTTACGAATACGGACAACATTCGCACAATCATCAAGCGCATTAAGTGGAGGCGTAGAAATGACTAAGGGAGATTTGGTGATCGGACTTGGCTTCGTCCTTGTGTTGTTGATGTCGGGGCTAGAACCGATGCCCCACAACTTTCAAGCCTTCTGGATTCACATCGGGTTGCTGATGATCGGAGTCGGCATGATGGCTACGGGAGTCTGGATGAGGTGGAAGCAAATCTAACCAGAACAAATCACTAAGACTCACCCGGCGGAAGCCGGGTATTTTTTTGTCCGCAGCTCAAAACCAGTACAATTGTTCGTGCTACTTCCGAGCGCCGAAGGTTGTAGCACGGCTGCAAAAAAAACTTTTTTTGTGCTTTTTAATGTTGACACTGCTTGCAATGATTGCTATTTATATATCTATCGAAACCAGAAAAGGGTAAAAACAATGTACAAGTATCAAGAGATCAAAGAGCATTTTGTTGAGTGGATGGAGGAGCAGGACGCTGAGTGGCTACAGGCTAACAAAGACGATTGGCACCACCACGCCTTCAACACGGACTACTACATCATTGGAACGTACAAGGCCAAAGAATGGATGGGCGATAAAGTCTTTGACATTATTGATGCTATCAAGACTTACGAGCAAGACAACTTTGGTGAAGTGACAACAGACTTTTCCGACCCAGAAAAGCTAGTGAATATGTATGCTTACATCGTGGGTGAAGAAGTCGTGAGCGAATGGAGATAAAGAGATGTTATATTTTTCTTATGGTTCAAACTTGAATCAATCACAAATGGCTTTCCGCTGTCCTACAGCGGAGCCGCTCGGTTCTGCATACTTCCCCGGCTGAAAGCTGGTGTTCAAGGGTGTCGCCGATATTGTTATCGGGGAACCTGAAGACTTGCTACCTGTCGGAGTTTGGAACATCGGGCCACAAGATGAAGTGGCCTTAGATCGGTATGAGGGCTTCCCGCATTTATACAGGAAAGAAACAATCAACGGGATGATGACGTATGTTATGAACAGGCACGGACTGCGCCCGCCATCAGGTGACTACTTCAATACGATTTTGATCGGGTATGAAGACTTCGGGCTTGATACTTCGGCGCTTTACGCGGCGCTTGATGAATCGGAGCTTTATGCAGCCTAGTAAAATTGTTCTGGTTCCGAAGAGATCCCCGCACGTTGCTGCGGGGATTTTTTTGTCCGCCGGGAAAAACCAGTACAATTGTTCCGCTTCTTTCTCAAAGATTCAGCGCGCATAAAAAAGTATCAATTGCTACTTTTTGTTGTTGACTGTTTGCAATGATTGCTTTATTTGTATATATATCGTTAACAACTAAAGGATTTAAGACAATGATTATTGGTGGATACACAATGGATGACCAAGGCATTCATGGGCTGACTGTTAAAGAGAATGAGGCAGGATGGTCCTTTTACATGGATGGTGATGACGCAGATATCTTCAGGCATGAATGGGCGCTTTGGCAGTTGCGTACTGATGACTCTTTTCAGGATTTTCTTTGCGCGCATGAATACAACACACTTTTTCAATAGGGGGTTTTAAAATGTGGTTCGCTAGTGTTTCTCCGAATATCTGGATTGTCGATGATGGCACACTGGATACAGTAGTCAGGTTTTATGATGGCAAAGACACACAAACTTATCGTTACGATACCGAGTATCGCAATAGTTTCCCGGATGATGATCAGTTTCTACGGGAAGTATACGAAGAATTAAATGCGTATATCGTGCAGAACGAGATTAAGCCAGTGTATACTGGTAACTCGAACCCAGCAGGCAATCCTTGGGATTAAATGATTCGATCTAATACGAACCGGGCAGCGATGCCCGGTTTTTTTGTGTTCAAACTAGTATAATTGTTCTGAATCGGGGATCGGGGAATCGGGGATCGGGGGTTCTGTTGCCTGCCCTATAGTATTTTGAGCGCTTCCGTCCTCCTAACATAAACCCCTCACGCGCGTTCTTTTTTTCTTTTTTTGAACAATTGTTCTGATTATTTGTTAAGTCATTGTTTTTAAACAATAAAACAGGGTGTTTTTTTGTTGATTTATGCAATCATTTCAATTAAGAATAGGGGCAAGGGGCGAAGCTATGGCCTCACAACTCAAAAAAAGGTAGTAAAAACAATGACTTACAATTTTGAAACAGACTTTCCAACCTTTGGCGTCGAATGGGAATGGTGCAATTCAAGGCCAGCAACCATCAATGCTAGTGATGATCGCAGAATTAAGGCCAGAAAAGAGGCTTTCAATCAAGCTGGTGAAAGAACGCATGGCTTTAAGGCTTATCGTAATGGTTGGAACCACCGCGATTGGGCCAGAGAATTGACAGCGCTTGGCTTTGATTGGGTTTTTTATCAAGGGGTAGATCGTAATTCATCACCTGAAAGCACTCAGGGCATCGCATGCGAAGCCACTAGCCCACCTTTCTCAATTCTTTCCATGAGCGCTGCCACCGATATCAAGCGTTTTTTGAATGCTATTGAAAGCTTTGGCGGCAGGGGCTGGCACCAGTACCGCTTTGAACAAGAATACAAGGCTGGCATGCACTGCCATATTGGCAACGCTTGGATATTGGCAAGCCACCAGTCACCAGATCAACACTGGCATGAAAGCAAAAGACATATGGCCGCATCTAAGCGTCATTACTCTGGCGCGGTTGGTGACATTATCCCATTGGAATTGGCAAAGGATGTTATCACCCGTTTTGCTGGCGCTCAGCATGACGCATGTTTGCCGTATGACAGACGTCAATCATCTGGAAATTACGGTCATGGCCTCTGGCCTTGCACCGATATCAGACACGTTGCCGAGAATGGTCAAGGTCATTCTGATTTCTGGAATTCTGATACGCCAGCCGGTGCCGCCAGAATATTGGGCCGTTATGGTAGCAGTGAAAAATTCGCGGCTGTTTCACTTGATACATGGTCAAGGCTTGGCACTGTAGAATTTAGGCAGCACCACACTACGCTGAATGTTGATAAGCTTTGGCATTGGTTAAACTTGATTGACAATACATTCAGGACCAGTGCCAAAAACCGTATCAATTGGCAAGCCATAGGCCAGAGCGCAACGCCAAGCGTTGTGTCAACGCCAGAGCAATTGTTTCGCGCCCATAGCCGTCTAGGCTTGATCTATACAATGATCAGACGCGAAGGTGGGGCCACTACTCAGGATCTCGTCAACGCCACTGGCATTGAGGCTCAGAGTATCCGCGCCAGAATGACAGAGATCCGCAATCGTCTTTCAGCCTCTGGTGTTGATGGTCAAGCCGCTTTGGTCACTCATACTCAGCAGGCCTATGGTAATGCCTATGGGGCAAGCCAAGGCCGTCATGATCTCAATGGGTATGAGGTATTGAGAGAGGTGGCAACCGCTCCAATTAGATTGGAGCCTGTACTGCCAGAGAATGCTAGAGGTCCAGCTTCACTTTGGCATGGCTTGTCTGATCAGGCTTTTGAATATTTCCAAGGCCGTCAACATACTTATCGCAATAGCGGTTGACGCAGCGCTTATATCTCTCAATCAAGATTAGGCCGCCACTGGCGGCCTTTTCTTTTGAGCTGTAGGCATAATGCACTAGAACAATTGTGCTGGCTCAGTGGCGCTCAGATCGCCGCTATTAGCATTGTCGCTGCTAATAGGTACCCTAAGCCTGCAAATATCTGCAAAATATCGGGGGCATGGGTATATGCCACCCCCCTGTAAAAAAATCTTGACACGGCGATGGGTTGCGCCAAGTTTCCCACAAACAATCGCCGGATTTCGCGCAAATACCCCCCCCCTAAAAATTTTGCAAAAAAATTTTATAACATTTTTCCATGGACTTCTTGCAACCTTTGCATTACATTCTATCCACAACCAAAGGAGGGTGTAATGAAAACTTTTAAACTAAACGTAGGTGGTGATCCCATCATCTTTGAAGCATCAGATGCGTCTGGCTTTTTGGAATCATGGGGTTCTGTTAACAGAAACTGGTCACCGGATGCTGACAAGTGGAGAAGGGCTGCTGCTCAACTTGCTTGTGATTTCTCTGGCAAGCCCATGCGCTTTGATACTGACTCTAACCTTGCTGCCGACATGATGGACGCTGGCATGTTGGAGGAAGTAAAAAATGCACAAGGCTAAAGACTCATACAGCATGTGGAGCGGCAAGATGCTTGTGGACAAGCGCAAGTCGTTGAGCATGACACAAACGGCGATGGCTCGTGCTTTAGGTGTGAGCCATCGTATGTATTGTTATTATGAAAAGGGTGAGCAGAGCATTCCGCGTTCTGCTGAGTTAGCTGTGCGTTGGATGGAGTACAGCAAGTCTGACGGTGTATTTCGTGTTGCGTTGAACCCTGACAAGAGCCTGACATCATTTGATCGTGAGCGTATAGGCAGGCTATGTGATGCGTTGAGCGGCATGGAGGGTACGGACGCTCAAATGGACAAGGTTTTGCAGCAGTCGA